ATCGTGAACTTTGTGAGGTCACGAATAAACAGAGGGTCAAACTCTCCGAGAGGGTAAATAGCCTTACCGTCAGCATCGACTGCATCGGGGTTAGGAGCGTTATCCGGGAGAACATCCCGAACTTCTACCTTCTTGGGTTCTTCTTTCTCTTGCTTGGAGTTGGCTTCTAGTTCCTCGATACGACGCATGAGGTCAGCCTTAGTGGCTGCTTCTCGACGCTCCGCTTCGCGGGCCTTAGCCGTTAACTCGTCAATCCTTTCTTGGAGGGGAGTCTTCTTCTTGGGTTCGGGAGTCTCTTCGACTTCCTCTTCCTCGATTTCATCCTCTTCCGGTGCGAGGGGATTATCCTCGGGATTATCAAGTAACTCCTGTTCGTCATCGACTTCATCAACCACAGGCTCCGGAGCTACCGGTTCACTTTGGAAAAACTCAGTTTCGAATTCGTTCAGGTCGTCCGTGATATCGACAAGATTACTGTTGTCGTCAGTGTTCATGTAATGCAGTCCTTTCTGGACCGTCTCCTATTGCAGCTTATTCAGAAGAGGGAGTCGAATTCTTCTGAGCCGAGTTGACCTCTCTCTCCCGGAGGTCGCGGTCATGAACGTCATTCTCCATCTGAGCAGCCGCAGTGGCCTTCTGGATGTTGAACTGTTCATCTTTCGCGGCAGCTTCCATCAGGACCTTAATCCTGTCGGTCTCTGCCTTGAATTCATCAATCTTCAGCTTCTCTGCCTCAATTTCGGCACGAACACTGAGAGTGTGATTTTCCATTTCAAGCTGCTTGAGGCGTTCTTGAGCCTTAGCCATTTCTTCCTGCATCGCAGCAGCCTGTTGCATCAAAGCTTGGGTATCCTGACCCTGCTCGCCCATTTCAGCACGTTCCTTCTCAGAGAGAAGATGCGGCGGGATGGTCTTGCGAAGACGGTCAGCAAGCTCTTCGGCACCCGGCCAATCCTGAGCCTTAGCGATAAGGTCGCCAGCGATGCCCATGAGTTCCGGATGAACTTGAACTGCTTCCATCATCGACTGAGCAGCTTCGACGCGACGAGTGGTGAACGAGGCACCAGTCGTAATAGTTACGTCATACTTACCAGTTGCGAGGTTCGGAGATTGAGGGTCATGTGGGTCGTTGATACGAACCAACCGAGTAGCCTCGTCTTCACCAATGATACGAACAATACGAGTGCTGTCGTAAATCTGGCCGATAAGCTGATTGATTACATCACCACCTTCGAGAACAGCAGCATTACCGTTGTCGTAGTATGTGATGCTAGCGATATCACCTTCACGCTGGCGGGCCATAATGGCTCTGCCTGAAGTCTCGTTACTCTTGATACCCAAAGAGGCATCATGAATACCGGTGATATCCTTGATATCTTGTGCATTGACCTGAGCCTCATTGAGCAACGCCATCTGAGGCGTCGGAGGTTCAAGCCGCTGGATGTTAGTCCCGATGATTGCTTCATCATTGACAATCATGAGAGGGTCACGGGTCATGTGAGCCTTACGGAAGGTATCCTCACGGCCCTCAACGGCACTCTCAGTTGCAATCCACTGTGCCTTCGGGGCATAACCCAACTGCTCAGCAGCAATCGACCGCCAGAAGTTCCTGAGGCGGACGGCATCCTTCATGAAGCGGACTAGACCGTAGCGAACACGACGCTCACCAACGGTAACGACGCGACCCGAGATACGAATAATCGGGAGACGGCTGAGCTTCCACTCATAAGGACCAGCTAGAATTTTAAAGCCGGTGACGAGGTGCATCTGAGCGTAACGGCACGGGGCCAATCGGCTCTTGATTACCTTACCGTGAGCTTCATAGGCTGCATCGATATCTTCAGGCTTCGTGTCCTCGGGGAACGGATAAACCGCACCGTCCTCGAACATCACAAGGAGTTTCTTACGCTCAACGATACGCCAGTGCTCAGTGACACGGACTGTGCCGTTGTCAATCCAGCCGGTAGCTGAGAGGTTCTGACGTTCACGGTCAGAAAGAGTCGAAGGGTCGGCCTCAGGCCAGTTCCGCTTGAACTCCTTCTCAGGAATTATATCGTCAACGAAGCAATGAAGGGCATCACGACCGGTAGGGTCAATAGAAAGCCTGTCCCATACAACGGATAGAGCGTCGTCAATCGGACGAATAACGATGTCTTGGTCGAAGACGTCTTCGTTTGCGTATTCAACTGCAACTCGGTAGGCTCCGTCGCCACACTGGATGGCACTTTCGAATGCGTCGTCATAAACCCTTTGCGCTCTGCTGTTAACTTCGATTGAACGGATTAAATCAGAACGCACACTAGCGACATCCTTGTCGCCATTCTCGGAGGGGATGACCTTAACCGCGATGCGGTTCGTTCGCCAATCACCTACTAACTGAGCAGTAAACTGCGGGATGGTATTGAGTTCGAGGCAGGGAAGACCACGACGTTGCTCACGAACAATGGGGTCCCACTGATTACCAGCAGTAAACTCCTTGTCCTCTAGGGCAGCCTTGCGATTATCTTCGTCAGCTTGGAGGTCGAGTTCATGGGTCTTGCGGAGGTCTTCGAGATAACTCTCGACATCATCGTAATCCTCAGGGACATAACCCTTCTCAGGAATACGCAACTCTTCTTCCGCCATGCGGAGTGAGTCTGGTTCTTTCATTTCTGTGCTTTTAGCCATTATCCTGCCATCCAAGAAGTGTCAGACTCACCACGATAGGTATTCGAAGAGTTCAACTGATTAGTGATATCCTTAACCTTATAGTCATCTACAGCTTCCTTCCTGACGCGACGACCAGTTAGCTTTTCAAACATACTGGTGAGACCCCATACTAGAGCGTCAACGCGGTCAGGAGAGTTGCCGGGGCTTCTATCTACGTCACGAGTGAAGAGACACATCTGGTCTTCGAGCTTATCGAAGCGACCGACGTGATGAATTCTTCCCTGTTCGTATAGAGCCGAGATTGGTTCCGCCCGGACTACTTTGCCTCGGGTGGCAGTAACAAGCGTAATTGGGACATTGCGGTCCTTGGCACGAAGAACTGCTGAGACCATTTCCCCACCTTGGTTCTTTTCAGCAACAATTCTATCTGCGTCAAGCTCATGGTAGAGAGATACCGCAGCAGCAGCCCACTCATCAGGAGTGCCACGAAGGGAACGGTCAGCAAGAACGTAACCACGTTTATTGCCATCGCTGTCAGTTGCGAACCCGACGGCAACGATACCAGTTTCATCAGCTTCTTCTCCGCTTGTAGCAGCGGGGTCAACCGCCACGATGATGCGGTCGAGGTCCGGGCATTCCGGCTTCCTAGCTGCATCGATGATTTCTCGGTTCCAGAGCGCACCCGGCATGTCATCGAGGACCTCACCTTCGAGTTCCTGACGGCCAAGTCGAGTTCCGGAGTAGCGTTCCTCAACCTGTTTAAGGAAGGGGGCAGCGAGGTTATCTGCGTTGTCATACGTCCTACCACGGGTAACGATGCAATCCTTGTCGTTGATTAGCTTTCGAACGACAGGGATTGGACGAGGTGTAGTAGTGACAATCTGACGAGGATGTTCACCAAGCCGCAGTCCGAACTGCAACTGGTCCCAAGTCTCTTGAGCATATTGGAATTTAGCAAGCTCGTCAGTCCATGCACCGTCATGCTGCGGTCCACGAAGCTGGTCCGGCTCGGTTGCGTTATACGTCCAAGCCTTAGCTCCGTTGGGCCATGTGACGCAGCGGTTAGTAGGAGACCACTCAGGGCGGAAGTCCTTGGGATGGACGGCTAGGAGGCCGCTCTCACCAAGAACCATGACGTCTCTCGCGTCGGCTGCTGTTTCAGCAACGAGAGCGATACGGGAGCAACGTCCGGGAGCGAGGGGGGTGTCGCCACAGACCCACTTCCTAATCGTTTCTGCACCGACGCGAGTCTTACCGAACCCTCGTCCGGCAAGGATTAGCCACGTCGTCCAATCGCCCAGAGGCTCAAGCTGATTAGGACGTGCCCAAAATTCCCAATTATATTTCAATGCTGCCATTGCCTCAGGCGATAGCGATTGAAGATATTCCTCTCGCTCATCTTCAGGCAAGTCAGCTAGTAGTTGAGCGGGTGATTTCATTAATCTGCCTCAAAGTTCCTGTCTCGGTATTCCTGTCGCTGTCGTTCAGCCCATCTACCGATAGGACCCTGCTTACGCATCGTAGCCATATCAGAAGCGAGGTCCTCCTTTAGACGTCGAATTGCGAGTTGTTTCCACTCAGCAGTATCTTCAGGAGTATCATAAGGCGACGGAACCCAATTCTTTACGTCATGGAAGCGTCGCCAGTAGTGATTGACCTTCGTAGTATCGTCATACAGCCGTTTACGAAGAAACTGGAAGAAGGGGTCGCTACTCATAAGCTCACCCTTGGGGTTCTGACGGGATATTGCATCCCACATATCTTCGTTGGTTCTATCCTCGAAATTCTTCGAGGGCTTCATCTTACTTTCATCCATCGAGAAGCTCTATGGTTTTCTTCTGCTTGGCGTTATTAGCACGGTCAGTGAGACGCTTCACGAGATTGACGAAGGTCTGGCTCTCTTCTGAGATACGCTGTTGTTCGATACGGATTGCTTCGCCATCCTTACCGGTAATCTCATGCTTATCAGTGAGCATACCGAGGTGACGAGCGAGGATTTCAAGGCCACGGAGCTTATCGCCATCCCGTGCACCTTCTTTATTGATAATTTCAGTAATACGCTGCAAGACGTAATCAGGGTCAACCATCATAATCTTTGCCTCCTTGGAACGAGAGAGGTCATCAATAAGAAAGGCCACCCCCTCGTTTCTCATGAGGAGGTGAGCCTGTCTGTCTGCGTATTTAGGAGCGTAACCAGCCCGCATAGCTGCCGCTGTGGCATTGAAGTCCACGACGTATTCGTCGCAGAAAGCCCTCTGTCGGGGAGTAAGAGCAAGGCGCACCTTCTTGGCATCGCCCTTTGCGACTGCCTTTTTAACCGCCGCAGTTGCGGGGCGGTATTCCTTCTCTTCTTCCATCTTATTCCCTATTTCGCTGCGTTATAGATTTCGTTACCGAATAGGTCCGGTCCTGCAACACCATCTAGTTGGATACCCTGCCAATCAGCAGAGACGCCTTCACCGTTGGGGTTCTCTTGTCCAGTCCCGAATTGGCTACCAGTCAGTCCAGCCTTAGGAGCCGACGACTGAGCCTGAGCAGCGGGAGAGGATGCTTGCGGAGTGGGCGATGACGCTGAGCCATTCCCACCACCAAAAAGACCACCAAAGAGGCTACCAACGCTGTTACCAACACCACTGACGGCATCACCGACTCCTGATAGCATCGAGCCTAGGCCAGATTTGCCTTGGCTTCCGACTGATACCCCTTGTCCTGTGTTGCCCGGAGAAAACGTCCCCGTTCCGAGGGGGGCATTCCCAAAGGGTTTACCAGAAAACTCTCCACCATAACTGAAAGGAGTAGAAGGCAGAGGAGTTGGAGCACCATATTGTTGAGTTCCTGTGGCTGCTCTTGGGGTAGAGGAGCGAGAGGCGAAGGGGTTCAAACCCGAGAAAGCAGGACGACCACCGAAGATATTCCCGGCGACCTTCCCTACTCCCTTAGCGATTAACGCCGTTCCGAGAACACCCATTACTTCCGGCCTCCTGAGCGATTTCTTGAACGGTTCTTCGAGGGGGAAGTAACGCGGAGGTTCTTCTTGCTCATGTCACCGGGGTTATAATTCTTGTGGTCGATGTCCTTGCCGTCACCCTTTCGGACAACACCCTTGGCAATCATCATTCGACGAGTCTTGTTTCTTAGTGCCCTTCGCTTCTTCTGCTCTGGCTTTGCGTTATACTTCGCCTGAGTCGCCTGACGACGAGGAGTATTAGCTTGAGTGGTCTTACCACGGATGTTTCGTTTAACGATTTTACGTGGCAATCCGACCTCCTTCGAATAGGTGCGCGACGTCACCCCCCATAGACATGCTAATATATTGTTAGAAAGACATATAAG